GGTTGTGCCATGTACGCTTGGGCTGCTTATACTAGGAAATCATTTGGCATGCTTGTTAACTACCTCTTGTTAGTAGCAATTGATATGTTTGGTTTGTTTCGGATGCTTATTCAGTGAATATTTTTTATCTACACGAAGACACTAAAGAATGCGCAAAACAACATCTTGACAAGCATGTCGTTAAGATGATTCTGGAATATGCACAACTTCTTTCTACTGCGCATCGTTTACTCGATGGGTATGAGTATGAAGGTAAGTCTATATCAGGTCGTAAAGCAATGCGTTGGAAACTAGATGATGAACGTGAAGATAATTTGTATATAGCATCGCATATGAAACATCCATCAGGTATATGGTGTCGTCAATCATTAGATAATTACTGGTGGTTGTATAATCTATGGCGTGATCTTATGAAAGAATATACATTTCGTTATGGTAAACATCATGTTGCCGAAAGACTAATTCCATTTCTATCTTCTGCCCCAACTAATACTCCAGTGGCCATTGCCACTCCAATGCCACAGTGCATGCCCGAGCAATATAAAGTAATTGGTGATTCTATCCAAGCATATCATAATTATTACATCAATGATAAACAACCATTTGCTGTTTGGACAAATAGACCAATTCCAGAGTGGTATGTTTCTGCTTTGACTAAACAAAATTATAAAGCAATCTATAAAAAACAAGATAATAAAATAAAATTTAGAATGGCATTATGTCCGTAAAAATAGTTTCGTATTATACTGCGCTGTATCAATTTGAGGCAGAAAACTTAGAAAAATCTTTGACTAAGTTTCTGCCTGATATTTCATTCTCAATTGAAGAATGCCCAGATAGTGGTAATTGGGAAATTAATACACATTATAAAGCAGTTTTTATAAAACAAAAACTAACTCAACCAATTGTATGGTTAGATGCTGATGCTGAATTAAAACAGTACCCTAAACTATTTGATGAATTAGATTGTGACTTTGCTGCACATTGGTTTAAAGATGAAGAACTTATCTCTGCAACAATGTATTGGAATAATACTGCAAAAGCACATGATTTATTGGATAATTGGATTCACTTAAATAAAATGTTCCCTAAGAACTGGGATCAAGTTAATTTACAAACTGCGCTTAACAATATTACCGATATTAAAGTAGTTCGTTTACCACCAGAGTATAATTGTATAGATAATTTGAGCGCAGAATATTATGGCAGCATAAAACCTGTAATTGAACAACATCAAGCCAGCAGAAAATATAAAAAGAGGTTGAATGCAATACATTGATATGTTTCCAACACCAGTTTATGCTAGTGTTGAATTAGATCTACGTAATAAAACACTACCAGTAGCAGAAGATTATATCAACCGTCATGGCAAACCATATCGCGACCAATTAAGTTATATTTCCACATACAATGATGATGGTGCTAGAATTGAACAGGTTAGTGATAAACGATTAGAACCACTTAATACATATATTAAATCTGCAGCAAAGAAATATTTCGAAGATATTTCTATTGAGCCTGTGCAGTTTAGTTTATACTATCTTTTTAACAAAATTACACTTGGCGGAGAACATCCAAATCACGCTCATCCGCAAAGTATATTATCAGGAGTATTTTATTTAAAAATACCTGCAACTGCACCACCAATTATATTCAATGACCCTCGCGATCATTATAAGTATATACAATACCCTGTTAAGTTTGGTAACCCTCGTGAGATGTATAAACTTTTACCAGAATATGTTATCAATCCAACAGAAGGTATGATATTAATGTGGCCAAGTTGGTTGGAACATCAAGTCCCAGCCAGTAAGTGCTCTGAAGAAAGAATCGCTGTTGCATTCAATGTGAATAGAGAATAATTATGCCGACTTATGTATTTCGTAACAAAGAAACTGGTGAACAGTTTGAGCAGATAATGAAGATGTCTGAACTCGACTCATTCAGAGCCGAGAACCCCCAACTAGAAACAGTAATTCAAGCAGTGGCGTTCGGAGACCCCACTAAGTTGAGTTCATCTCGTAAGTTTGATTCAGGATTTAAGGAGGTATTACAAAAAATACATGAGAGATCTCCAGGTAGCGAATTAAATAAAACGTCATCACAACTGTAAGGATTTTTAATGGCTCGTACATCAGCAGCAAAAAAAGTAATAGAAACTCATCATGAAGATCGCGAGACAAAGCCAGTTGCTTCTAATCAATTAAGATTGCGACTAGATAATTTAAAAACTTTTCAACCACTAACAGATAATCAAAAACTATTTTATGAAGCGTATAAGCGTGGTGACTATTTTGTAGCACTACATGGGGTGGCAGGAACAGGAAAAACTTTTATTGCTCTATACAAAGCAATTGAAGAAGTATTAGATAAATCAAATCCCTTTAACAAGATTATTGTAGTTCGTTCTGCTGTTCAATCTCGTGAAATGGGTCATCTTCCAGGAGATGTTAGTGAAAAGATGGAAATTTATGAACAACCATATCGTCAAATTTGTCATCAGTTATTTGAGCGTAAAGATGCTTGGGATAGACTAGAAGAACAAGGTCATATTCAGTTTATCTCTACATCTTTTATTCGTGGTATGTCCTTTGATAATGCTATCATTATTGTTGATGAGATGCAGAACTTAACATATGAGGAAATTGATACAGTTATGACTCGTGTCGGTCACATGTCTAAGATTATTTGGTGCGGTGATTATCGCCAGACCGATTTAAATAAACGTAAGAACGATGTTACAGGTATCTTGAAATTCTTTGATATTGCTCAGCATATGAAAGCATTTACTCGTATTGAGTTTACCGTAGATGATATTGTTCGTTCATCATTGGTCAAAGATTATATCTTGGCCAAACTAAAATATGAAGATTATGAGGAAAAAAAGTGATATTGTATGAGATAGTACGAGTTGGTGTCCCAGCAAGAAAACAAGATGTTACTCAGTCATTCTTAGATGCAACACAAAATATTAAAACTAGAACTGATTGTATTGGTATACTTACGGTAGACTTAGACAATCCATTAATGAAATTTGAATATCTAAGTGCACCATATGGTTATAATTATATGGTAAGTTTATTGCAACGTGTTCCAGTATTACCAAATTTAACTACTGGTGTATTAAATACATATAGTAATATTTGGCAAATACATAGTGGTAATACACCATCAGAATCTGTCGATAACTTACTTAAATATTTTGATGACCAACAGAAAACAATAGGGTTTAAAACACTGTATATATTTACTTGTGGTAGTCCTCTTATTAGTGATATGCTTACTAATATTATCTCTACTAAGAGACCACTAAATATTATTGATGCTGAGTCTCCAATACGCATTTGTTCAAATATTATGAAGGATTATTTAAATTTGGAAACATATCTAATTCATAATACTATACCAGAAATTATAGAGTCCAACATGTTGAATGTGTTTCCTGGGATCTCAAAAAATTATGGGATAAATATTAATGTAGTTTTTGACATATTAAAAACAATGATTTCTGAAACTGATATGTTTTTATACTCAAATATCTTAGAAGATGGATCTTGTTATGTTAAATGTATGTCATTTAAACAAGCGTTAGAAGATCTAAGTTTCTTTGAGAATACAGAAAACAATTTAACTTACGGGATTTATAAAAAATGATTACATCAGATCAATTCCAACATTTATTTCCTAGAGCACAAGATCCAGCCTCGTGGGTTGAATCAATGAATAATGTATTCCCAACATACGAGATTAATACACCACACCGTATTGCAGCATTCCTTGCTCAGTGTGGTCATGAGTCTGGTGGTTGGACAGTATTCGAAGAAAACCTAAACTACTCCGCACAAGGATTAAATGGTATCTTCAAGAAGTATTTCCCTACACTTGAATCAGCACAACCTTATGCACGCAAGCCAGAAATGATTGCCAATAAGGTTTATGGTGGTCGTATGGGTAATGGACCAGAATCATCAGGTGATGGATATAAGTATCGTGGTCGTGGACCAATTCAACTAACTGGTGCTGCTAACTATAAAGCATTTGCGCAAGAGATGTTTGATGACTGGCAAAATCTGTACGACAATCCAGACTGGGTTACATCAGATCGTGACTTTGCTCTTATGTCAGCAATTTGGTTCTGGAATAAAAACAAGTTGAATGTTCAAGCAGACTCTGGTGATATTAAGTTAATGACCAAGAAAATTAATGGTGGTTATATCGGTCTTGAAGATCGCATCAAACACTATAATGAAGCAATCCACTTACTAACTTAATGAAAACATTTATACATCATGATTTCCCTAAACTACAACGTGACACCGCACCAGATGGTACGAGGGTATACAAAACCCCTTCGGGTAGAGCCTATCCCTCCGTTACAACAGTTACAGGATTACACTCAGCAAAGGGGATCGCAGAATGGCGAAAAAGAGTCGGAGAAGCAGAAGCAAATAAAATCTCTGGAAGAGCCAGCGCACGTGGAACTAGAATCCACTCCCTCTGTGAATCCTATTTGCGTGGAGAACCTACTAACCCAGATATATTTGACGCAGAGATGTTTGGGTCGATTACCGACTGGTTAAGTGATATAAATAATATACACGCTTTGGAAGATCCGCTTTATTCGGACTTTTTAGAAGTAGCAGGTACTGTTGATTGTATCGCAGAATTTCAGGGTAAACTCTCTGTTATAGACTTTAAAACGTCTAGTAAACCTAAAGACAGAGATGATATCCATAATTATTTTATGCAAACTGCAGCGTATGCGGTTGCTTTTGAAGAAAGAACAGGAATACCTATTGGTAGACTTGTTATTATAATGGCGGTAGACAACGACGATCCAAGGTTGTTTATCGAAAAAAGAGATAACTGGATCGGTGGATTTAGGAAATTGAGATTAGATTATAAAAATCTCAAAAACCTGTAATTTTAAATTACTAAATATAGAAGTAAAAGAAACCTAACAAGGACTATAAAAATGCAAGCTGCTCAATTCGTTGAACAACTAGAGTTAAATAATGAAGCACTTTTCCGTGCATCTGAACTCCAAGTAAAATCATATTTCGACTCTAAGCCATCTAAGGCTGAACTAATCGACCACTTTAAAGGTCGTATGGTTAATGAGCGTATGAACATGGTAGAAATCTCTGCCCAAATCGCTGCTGCTCCAGCCGATGCAGATACTACTGAATTAAACCTCTTGGCTAAACAAGCCCAAGATGAAGCCAAACACTTCCGTATGGTTAAAAACGTCATCGAGCATCTCTCTGGCGAACCATGTGATGTTGGTGCTGCTGTTGAAGAACATGCTGACCAATTAGCAACTAAAGGTGCTGCTCTTATCAAGAAATATGGCGGAGACAAGAATCCAGTAATGTTAGCACTTTATCAATTAGTTGCTGAAGGTCGTGCTGCTCGTAACTGGGCAATGATGTCAGAATGTATTGATGACCAGTTTATCGCCAGCACTTATGCTAAGATCGCTAAAGATGAAAAGTTCCATGCTTCTATCGGTCGTCGTCAATTAATGCAATTATGCGAAGACCCAGTTGCTCAACAGCAAATCATGGAAGTCGCCGATGCAATGCGTAAAGACTTATTCCTTATCACTTGTGCTAAATCAGGTATGTCTCCTGAAAGCAAAGCGATTATGGAAAATGCTTACGGCTCACTATAATCAAGGGAATAATATGCAATCATCTAAAGAATTCGTACAAGATCTAAGATCTACTTTTGATACTCTGTACACAGTAGCCGATAAAACAACTCGTGAATATTTTGCAACTAAGCCAAGCAATGATGAATTGTTAGGTTATTTCAAAATCCGTTTATTCAATGAACGCTGGAACATGGTTGAACTAGCGCAAGCAGTTGCTAACCAGCCAATCGATACTCCAATTGAAGAAACTCAGTTGTTGGCTAAACAAGCATACGATGAAGCCAACCACTTCCGTATGGTTAAAGAAGTTATTGAGCACATCTCTGGTGTTGAGGCTGACTTAGCTGCAATTGGTGCTACTCATGGTAAGAAAATGCCAAGTCAAGGTGTTTTTATTCTAGATAAGTACAATGCTCAGAACGATGAGTTAGTATTGGCTCTTTATCAGTTCCTAGCAGAAGGTCGTGCTGCTGTAGTTTGGCAAGCAATGGCTGAGTCTATCGAAGACAACTATGTTTCTTCACGCTACGCTAAAATTTCTCGTGATGAAAGATTCCACAGCGAAATTGGTCGTTTGAAACTAGAAAAACTTTGTACTACTCCAGAAGCCCAGCAACGTGCTCTTGATATGACTCAAAATTTTGTTTGGGATCTTTATGAGAATACTTGTTTGTCTATCGCTCAAGTTTCTACTGAAGGTCAAGCTGCTATGAAACAAGCATATGGTCAACCTACTCGTGAGTTGTCTGTAGCAATCTAACCTACTACATGATCAATTAGAGACCAGCTTCGGCTGGTTTCTTACATTATAAGTATAAATATGAATGATGCTTTTTTAAATTGTAATATATGGTCAGTTAATGCTACTCATCAACCATATATTGAACATAATTTTTTCTTGGTATCTAGTGTATATTACTACAATTCTCTAACATCAAAAATTTTTAATTTTGATGTAGAATGTATACAGATACCAGAGTTTGAGATACAAGACATACATTTAATAAATGAATTAGATTTTGATTTTATTAATACAAATACTATACCAATTCTTTATAAAAATGAAACTGGTTGGAAAATTGATTTGAGACTTTATGAAGATTATAAGTTACAACCCAGAAACATTTAGTCTAACTGATCAACAATCTAAATTAAATGACATTAATCTTTACAATTGGTTAATGAAACATAATTTTAGTAAAGATACATTTTTAGTTGATAGAACTCAGTCTATACCACATTACTTGGATATAGATTATTCATACTCCCCAATACCAGCAAATCCTAATTTTAATTTAGATTTAAATACAATTGTAAAAAATAGATGTCTTGAATTACTTTCTACTGGCAAACAAATAAGTGTTGCTTGGAGTGGTGGTATTGATAGTACATTTGTTTTATTAGCATTACATTATTATGCCAACGATCCAGATCAAGTTAAGGTATATGGAACTTACAATTCTATTATAGAATCTGGTGATTTATTTGATCGATTTATCAAAGATAAAATTCCATATTCTATAAAGGTAAATACAACTGCATCTAATAACTTTACTAGTAAAGATTGTATATATGTAACAGGCGCAATGTCTAATCAGTTATTTACACAATCATTATTACACAGTAAACGAGATTCTATTTTAGAATTCAGAGATGAATATTCTGTGGGAAATGCATTAGATTATCCTTATACAGATGTTTTGATTGATTCTTGTTTAGAGTTTTTAGAACCATCGATTTTAAACATACCAAGAAAAATTCACACTATACAAGATCTAAGGTGGTTTATGAATTTTAACTTTAGTTGGTATAATGTTCTAACGAGCACACTAATAGGGTTAGATAAAGAAACTGCTAATAGAGTTCATGCGTTTTTTAATACCGAAGATTTTCAATTGTGGGCAATATATAATAATGATGTGGCCACAAAAACTGGAGATTATTCAGACGATCGCTGGCAATTAAGAGAAGCCATAACTGAATTTACTGGAGATTCTTATTATTCTAACAATAAGAAAAAGTTTACATCTGTGCTTTCTCCAATACCACACAATTGGTTGTATTTACTAAATGATTATACTAATGTTTACATATGAAAATTTTAATTAGTCAACGAGATGTTAAGATACCCCCATCGCATTTTACTTTCGATGCTTTAGAGCGTAGTTGGTATGCATTATTTAAAAAACATTACTTGATTCCAGTACCAAATTTAGGTATAATAGATGAATCAATTGAGTTTGATTGTTTAGTGTTGACTGGTGGTCCAGATAGTATTGAACGCCATTTAACTGAAGATTTACTCTTTGCTCATGCTATGAAGTTGAATAAACCAATATTTGGTTTCTGTCATGGAGCATTTGCTGTTAATGATTTAACAGGCGGAGTAAATGGATATATCGATGGCCATGTTCAAACTGACCATGAGATCATTATGGAAGATAACATATATACTGTTAATAGTTATCATGGGCAGTCTATAGATAAACTTGGACCAGAAATGCAAAAGATTGCTATGGATCTAGATGGTTATACAGAAGCATTTAAGCATAAAGATAAAGAAATATACGGGATAGTCTGGCATCCAGAAAGAATGAAAAATCCTGTATTACCTAAGAAATTAGTAGATTTTTTGTTATAAATAAAATATCAGTATTGACGGACGATTAGTGCCAATATACTTTTTAAATTAAATTTAAAGAGTTTTAATCATGGAATATATTATTTGGTGTGTCCTTGGCACACTATACGGTACTGTTATCGGTATCCTCCCAATGGCTGGCGCAACAACAGGCTTGCTCACAGTCTTTGCATTCGCATCATACTTCCTCTCAAACCCATATCTTGGAATTGTCTTTATGACAAGTCTAATTGCATCATCGAGCACAGGCGACAGTTACACTAGCATATTAACTGGGATTCCAGGTGGTGGTCAAACTGCTGCTTCTATAATTGATGGCCATCCTATGGCAGTTCGTGGTGAAGCTGGAAGAGCACTAGGTATATCGTTGATGGATAGTACACTCAATGGCGTATTTTGGGGTATTGTAGCATTTGCGTTTCTGCCATTCTATGGGCAGATAATTTTATATTTTGGCGTACCAGAATTTGCTGCGCTATTCCTATTAAGTTTCTGTTGCGTTGGTATGCTTACAAGTAAGAACTTCTTTTTGGCATTCTTGTCTATTGTTATTGGATTGTGGTTAGGATTAATTGGATTAGACCCATCTACATCATCCCCAAGATTAACTTTTGGATGGGATTATTTAAATTCTGGTATAGAGATTATGCCAATGATTGCTGGTTTATTTGCCATACCAGAATTACTAGAAGGTTGGAAACGAAGACATTACTCAGTTGTTAAAATAGAAAACTATTACACACAATTATTCCAAGGATTCCGTGACTGTTTGGTTTATTGGAAAGACGTGGTTCGTGGTGGGGTTATTGGTTTCTTCACAGGATTGCTTCCAGGTGCTGGTGGAACTATTGGCGACATGATGTCATATAGTATCACTGTTGCTAAAAACCCAACAGAGAAATTTGGTAATGGTAATCCAAGAGGGCTTGCTGGTTGTGAAGGTGCTAATAACGCACAGAAAGCATCATCACTACTACCAACTATATTATTCGGAATACCAACAGCACCATTTGCTGCAGTAATGATGGCAATTTGTGTTTATTTTGGTATGTACATGGGCAGTGCTGAACTTGTTTCTGACACTAAGTTTATCTGGTCAGTTGGAGCAAGTTTCGTAGCATCAACTATCCTAACATTTATACTTTGTATTTTCATAACAAAGTATGTAGTAAAGATTCTAGAAATACCATATTGGATTTATGCAAGTGGTATTCTAGCAATAGTCATTTGGAGTTGTTTCCAGTATACTGGTACAATGAATGACTTGTATATCCTCGTTATCTGTAGTATTGTCGGACTAGGTGCCAAATACTTTGATTTGAGTAGACCTGCGTTACTATTATCTTTTATAGTCGCAGAGAAATTTGAAAACTTCACTCAACAAGCATATACTCTGTATTCGTTTACTGAAATTATACAGAGACCTATTACTGTTGGTTTAGTTTTTGTTTCATGTTTTATTTTATATTGGACAATATTAAGGAGAAATAAATGAAGTATTTAATTGGTTTTCTATTTCTACTAAGCAGTACCTTCGCTTCAGCAGATTATAGAATGATTGTTCCCGACTCTCCAGGATCTGGTGGGGCAGTGTGGGCTTCTGTTATGGCAAAGCACTTGAGTAAGTATACTGATGAACCTATTGTGTTACAACACGTTCCAGGCGCAAGAAATATTCCAGGAATGAATCAGTGGCACAAAGAGTTTCGTAAAGATGACAAAACAATGGTAGTTAGTCTTGGTAGTCATGCAGTAAACTATTTGTTAGAAGATGTTGATTATGAGTTTAGTCAATACGATGCTATTGGTTTGATGAATCTGGATTTGGTTGTTGGTCATAATAAGAACTTTAACCCAAAAACTGATAAAGCAAAGTTTGGTGGCGGTAACGCTATGACTGATGCTTTGGCAGTTGGTTTGATGCTATGTGGTCCAAAATCAGATACCAATGCATATCTTGCTTGTTGGAAAGAAAAGATGATCTGGGTTAATGGCGTTGCTGGTAACCAAATTCGTCCAATGTATCTACGTGGTGAGTTAAACATTACTAGAGATCCTCCAACATCATGGATTCGTTTCTATGAGAATGATGCTAATACTGTTGTTTGGTTTACTCATGGTCTTCGTGATTTAAAGACAGGTAAACAAATTGAAAATCCAAACTTCAAAGGTAAGTTATTTGAAGATGTTTATAAAGCAACTTGGGGTGTAGCACCTTCTGGAGAATTATATGATTCTTATCATATGGCTCGTACATTTAACAATGTATTGCAAAAAGTTATCTGGGTAAATAAAGGAAATCCTAATACACAGAAACTTCGTGATGCTTTGAATAAGATGTTGAAAGATCCAGAAGCAATTGCAGCTATCGTAGAAGATACTGGTAAGTATGATTGGGTCGTTGGTCAAAAGGCTGATGATGTTAGAAAAACACTATACAGTGAGATTACCAATAAAAAACTTAAGAACTTAGTAGTTTGGTATAATGGAGCCTACGGAACAAAGAGTGTGTTTAAAGGAGATCTTTCTTTTAATGATGCAGGTAATTAAATAAATTTGCTTTGCAACTAAATATGATATATAATAGGTGAATGGTTGTTTGAAGCAACTAGAAAAGTATTCTGGACGGGAGTTCGATTCTCCCCACCTCCACCAAAAGATACATTGGCACGAAAGTGTTAATAGCGGAATAGTATCCGATACTTGATGTATCTTTTGATGGGGGTGACTAGGTTTCGACAGGGTAACAAGTATAGAAGTGGACAACCCATCAGAGTAGATGTTAAAACTAAAACAACGTAAACGCAAACGACGCACAGTTCGCATTAGCAGCCTAAACACTGCTTAGGGTTTCGGTAGGTTTCCTCGTAACAGAATAACCTACCACGTTTTAGTATGTCGGACAATAAGTGCCAAATACTATATTATGAGGTATGTCGGACAATAAGTGCCAATTACCTTTAAATTAATTTTTAAAGGAAAAACAAAATGAAATTAAAACTTTTAGTAGCATCAACCTTACTTGCCTGTTCTTCAGTTGCTCTAGCGCAATCATCCGTGACTGTTAGTTATGCAGATAGAACTGTAGATAGCAATGGTCAAGGTGTTGGTATAACTCGCTTATCTGCAAAAACTAAATTATTTTCTAATATAGATGGTGATATTGGTATCAATCAAGCAATTAATAGTGTAACCAATTCAGTAACTTCTAGGAAAGAAATTGGATTATCAACTGGGTTTGAAATAACATCTTTTGCTAAAGCAACTATTCGTGGCGCTACTGGCATTAAAAGTGCTTCTGGCAAAGCGGGTGTAGATTTTTACTCTATCGAACCTGGGATTAATGTTAAACTTCCGATTGATGGTTTTAGTGCTAGAGTTGCTTATCGTTATCGTAATTCATATGATGTTTCTGATCTTGATAGATCTGATACCATGAGATATGCTGTTAACTACGATCTAAGTAAGGTTGACAAGATCTCCGTAGGTTATGATGTTTTAAGTGGTAATGGTGCTTATAAACAAACAGTATTTTCTTATACAAGGTCATTCTAATTATGGTAGTTGACTAATGAGAGGAGCAGTAGTTGCCAATGGTCCAAGTAGAAATAGGTTTGATACTTCTGATGGGTATAGTTATTCTATTGGGTGCAATATTCCTTGGACCAAAGTAGATGCTACTGTTATTCTTGATGGTAATGTAATAGAACGCTGGTCAAGAGATCTTAATTTGATTTCTTGTCCAGTTTTTTTTACAGCCAGAGCATGGCGATCTGCGGATGAATATAAAATCCGTGAATATATATTAAACAATAATTTGTTTATTGACTTGATGCCAGATGCTAAAGAATTCTTTTCTGCTGGTCATATTGCTGCTCAGATTATGTGCGAAAATAATTTTACAGAACTTGACATATATGGGGTTGACTCAATGTTCAAGGAAACTGTTGTAAGTTTTACAAATACGTTGATAGATGATGTTAATCCTGATTCTGAACGACAACGTATAGTAAATTGGAGGTTGAACTGGGATAAACTCCAAAATGATTATCCTGAAGTTACTTTTAATTTTATAAGGGAATGATATGAAAACATTAATTGCTATCCTTGCATTATCTTTTGCTACTAGCGTTATGGCTCAAGCAGCAAAGCATCCTGATCCAGAAAAGATGGCAGCAGCTAAAAAAGAAGAATTAAAGAAACAAGAGACAAATTGTGTAACGAAGGATAAAAAAGGTAATTGTCCTACGCCACCAAAGTCTGAAAAACCTACTCCAAAGAAGGTAGAGAAGAAAGTTGACGCACCAAAAGCAGAAGCGAAAAAATAATTCTTCCTAAATAATATTACACTGTGGGTTGTAGGTTCCCAATAAAACCTTCATTACACACAACTCATTAACACACAAAGGAATTAATATGAGTAACATGACCCCGTTCGAGATTCGCCTTGAACTACTAAAAATGGCGAAAGACATGCTTAACGATGAGTACTACGGTAAGCGTGAAGTAATTAGCAATGAATGGTCTACAAAGGTAGAAGTTGCTAAAATCAATGGTGGTGAGATGCCTGTTCATCCAGGGTTTCCAGCTTATCCATCCGAACTCGAAATCATTTCAAAGGCTCAGACCCTAAATGGTTTTGTTTCAAACATCCCACTAGATACAAAGACTATTAGCAAAAAGTCCACCTGATAGGGAATTAGACAGGTGTTTGCGCACCTGTCTTCTTTTTAAGGAGATCATATGCGTACATATCGTATATACATACCAATAATATTATTAATACTGAGCATTATATTACTAACAAAAAATACATTTACTGATGCAGCAATTATGTTAGATGTAACATATAATCAATTGACCAAAGAAACACAAAAACAAGTTGATTGTCTGGCTGATAACATTTATCATGAAGCAGGTTTTGAACCCAATGATGGCAAAGTAGCAGTCGCTCTTGTCACACTTAATAGGATGCAAGATCCTAGATTCCCAAAAGATATATGCGGAGTAGTTAAACAACGAACTACTTCAGTGTGTCAATTCTCTTGGTTCTGTAATAAAGTCTCTATAAAAAATAAAGATGCTTATGAAGACGCAAAAGGAGTAGCAATTTATGTCTATGCAAATTATGAAAATTTGAAAGATATAACCAAAGGTGCGTTGTACTATCACGCAGATTATGTTAATCCAAGATGGAAACTCGAAAAGACTACTGTAATAGGTAGACATATTTTTTATAAAGAAAGTGGAAAACAAAATGATGTCAAAAATGAATCTGCAATTGAAGGAAGAACAAACAAAGCACTCTTTTATGCTGCTGATGGAGGAGATTACTCTTACCAGCGTTAAAACTGCTGTTGAGTGGATTTTTGAAGCAAACTTCTCAGAAGAACCACCAGAACTACTTAATTTAATTATTACAAGTCCAGGTGGTGATCTTAATGCAGCATTTGCATTAATTGATACTATGAAAGGTTCAGCAATCCCAGTTAGAACAATTGGTCTTGGCCAAGTTGCATCAGCTGGACTTATGATTTTTATTGCTGGTGCAAAAGGTCATCGTTTACTTACTCCAAACACTTCTATTCTGAGTCATCAATACTCATGGGGTGCGTTTGGTAAAGAACATGAACTTTTCGCCACTGTAAAAGAATTTGACTTAACAACTAAGAAAATGATTGCACACTATAAAAAGTGCACAGGTTTATCTGAAGCAAAAATTAGAGAGGTTCTATTGCCACCTCAAGATATTTGGTTAAGCGCAATCGAAGCAAAAAAACTAGGACTCTGCGATGACATTAAAGACCTTTCTTGATTACTTAAAATTCTCTGGTGTGTGGATTAATTTTGCAATAAATCCATATCATTGGAGATTAGCATATAGATTCGATAGACCCAATGATACAGATCCTGCAATGTATCAATGTAGTATTACACTTGGTCCACTATCTGTTCGTGCAATTTTAGATGATGGCTCGTGGTAAAATTTAAGGAGAAATTATGAAAACCGAAATTAGTTTTGTTATTGCAGTTGCATTAGCACTTCTTGCATTAATTCTTTCAATGGCATATAACAATTATACAGAATTAAAGTCTATGGAGCGAAACATTGAGTCTGCAATTGTAAAGGGAATTGACCCTGTTGCAGTAAAATGTGCATATTCTCCGCAAAATACAATGTGTACCGTATACGCTGCAAAGGCGAAATAACCCTACAAAGTTGAGGGGATTCTAAAATTTCCCTTTACTTTGATATCAATTTAGGGTATAATATATACTGTGAATAACTACTTTGAGACTATATTATGCAAATGCTTTTTACATCGCTCGGAAAATCTAAGAAGAAAAAACCCAACGCAAAACAACGTGAGTTAAATGCAAGTTGGGAGAAGATGTTAAAGAAGTATGCCACAAAGACTGTTGCAAAACCTACGCAACAACTCAGTGATGTATACTCACTTGGAAAACCTGCTTGTCGTGAGACACCTAAGCATCCAAGTCTTCCATTTACTGGTGCGCCTTGTTTCAAGAAACCAAATCCAGTTTACACTGGTACTGCTATCAAAGGTATTGGCACCATGCACAAGTCAAATGCTGTTCCTGTTTTCTCTGACGAACAAGCAAGAGATATTGCAACTATGCGAAGAAATTGATTTGACTTTTATTAAAAACTAAGGTATAATTACATTATGGATTACAAAAACAAACGCCAAGAACTTCTAATTCAGAAGATGAAACTAGATAAGTTCTTTACACTGTATCTAGATAAATTTGAAAAACAGATGGACTCTGAAAAACCAAACACTCCAGTATGGAAATTGTTTAAGAAAAAATCTGATGAGTATTCTAAACTAAATCAGGAAATTCGTAATGTTGAATATTGGATTAAAAAATATGTCTAATCCTCTTGTTACTGCAGATCGAAATACAATTTTTAAATCTTCAAATGATTTCTCTATGCACATTGAACAAATTGTGCGCGATAAAAAGATATCTTACATGGATGCGGTTCTTCAATATTGTAAAGAAAACTTTATTGAACCTCAAGATATTGCCAAACTTGTGAATAAATCACTCAAGGATAAACTTGAAGTAAACTTCCAAGATGAAAATTATTTACCAAAGCGTGCGAAACTGGATGTTTGATTGTGGATGGATTTAAAGCATATCGCTATTACCTCGCACTAAAATTACACTT